ATTTGTCGAGTAGAGTGGGGTCTAATACTTTGACACCAGGATCGACATAGGCCTTTTCAACATCTTCACCTGTCTGTTGAACAGTTTTAGATATTGAAGCATTTTCTTTTTCTATTTCTTTTGCTACGTGATCAGGAATGACCACTTTGTTCGTCTTCGTCATCTTCTATTACTTTTCCAAGCAGCTCTCTTAATTTTATTTCTACTTGGACCAGAGCTGTATATTGTCCACGTAGAAACTCATATTGGCCAATATCTTTGACACCAGCCAGTAATGTGTCTTTTACAGCTTCCTGTTGTTCATGAAGCTCTTTTATAAGTTTTTCTCTCAACCAAAGAACTGACATCAATAAACGCCTGAAAACTTCGTACCAAACTCTGCTATTCCAGCGCCTCGTACTTTACCCTTACCCATACCAGGTTGAGGGTTAGTGTTCACGGATACTTTTTCAGTTTTTTTAAGAGGAACGCTACCTTTGTTACTGTAGCTTTGTTTCTTTAAAATTTTCATTATTTTTGTATTATAAGTTACTTTTTATATTTTTGGATTAAATCTTGTATTTTAAGTTGTTTTTGCATTTCCATACGATCACGTGTCAAGTCAGCTTTTTCATCAGCAATATTTGCTTGAGTCTGTATTCTTTGGACATCAATTGAATCTTCTCGACGTGCTTCTTCGGATCTTCTTTGTTGATCAGCAATAAATTGTTGTTGTTCTTGTTGTAGTTCCTGACCTTTAAGAGCAAGTTCTTGTTTTCTTATAGTTACTAACGGATCTTCGTCGGAAGGTGCAGATATTTGTTGAGTAAATTCAATCATCAACTCGGCTAATATAGGTGCAGAAAACTGAGATACCATTTGTTGCATCTGATTGCGTATTTGTGCTTGCTGTTGTTCTGGTATTTGTTGAAGTTGAGCTTCTAATTGATCGTATTGTTGTCTCATCTCAGGTGGCATCTGTTCCATACCTATATTGTCTGCTTTCATTTGTAAATGTTGCATAATATGTGAATGAATCATAGCTTGTATTGCAGCATTAGATTGAACTGGTGGTGTATTTAATAAACTCATGTGTACAGATATATGTGCATCATGATTTTGCTCAGGAAATGCTTGTGCAGGTTGACCCATCAATAACATATTATTTTCCATACCAGCTTCAATTGGTTGAGGATCGTTGCTTGGTGGTGGCACCAGTAATTGATCAGGATTTTCTACACCAATAGCTGCGTACATCCTTCTGTATGACTCAAAGATACCGTCTGGCCCATGTATTTCGGGATTTGAGTTCACCAATTGCATCATTTCTTGAGCCATAGCTATTCTTTGTGCGGTACTAAAAATATCAGGATTTGAGACAGGTATAATATCGACTCTTTCATTAAAATCTTGTGCACCCACTTCCTGATTACCTTCTGGTGTCATGTATGGATATTCATTAGGCAGATATTCTTGGAATACATTAGATAAAATTTTAAATTCTTTACGTTGAGCGTTATGCAGTCTTTTGTGTATCGCTGATAAAACTTTTGTTGATCTTTCTAGTAAAGCCATAGTTGTTCCAACTGGTGCTTGTGAATTACCTTGACCTGTATTTATTTCTGCTATAGATGCAAAGGTTTTACCTGAATCTACAAGAATACCAAGCAGATTTAATAAGGTAGCACTTGGCTCCTTAAATGGTAACGGTTGTATGGATTCTCTTAAAGAACCACCAGGGGCATCTACATCTCTGAATTCTCCAGGCTGTAAGGGTGTATCTTCATCCCTTATCCTTATACCTCTTGTCTTAAACCCAGCAGGCAGGTTTGCAAGGGTACCTGCATCAATTAATTGCCTCATAATGGATGTAGATGCTTTCGAAAGTCCACCTATCATGTGTGTCAGTCCAAAACCATAAAAGCCTAGACCTGGCAAAAATTTAAAATGTACGAAATATTCAATTTTGTTTTTCAGAGGATCTTCTTCTTTGAAGTTTCTTCTGATAGAAAGAACTTGATTAGAATTAGAGTCAATTGTAACTATATATGGTAGTTTTACTCCTGTTGGACCATCAGCTCCCATATCCTCAAAGCCTGGAATGTCTAAATTTGCATGTATTTCATAAAGAACTGCGACCTCACCATCATCATAGCTTGGTTGCATGCCTGTTAACTTTTCTAATTCTTCACTTACCTCACTAGTTTGTGTAGCATCATCGCCTAGTTCTATAGAGACATCACGATAAAAACCAACATTTTGCAGTTTTTTGACTTCATTCTCGGATAATTTAACAATATTAGTAATACGGCCACAAGATTCTAAGTCCGTAGTGTAATAAGGCACTATTAAGTCTTCAGGAGCTACAAATTTAGAAACAGCACGTCCTAAAGTCTCGTCATAATAGATTTTTTTGAATGCAGAACCCGCTAAAGGCAGATAAAATAGTAACTGATCTAGCTCTTGGTCGTATTCTTCCATTTTATGTACTATTTGATAGTTCATAAACTCTTTTACTCTTTGTGCTTGTAGTTCGACATTAGAATCATAGTTACCAACTACTTGTGTTTTGACAGGACCACCTGAAGGTAATAGCTCTTTATAAGCTTGAGCTTGAAAAGAAGTTACTGCTTCGCCTAGCAAAGGGTGTATAACACCTGAAGCACCTTCAAATGGTTCTGATCTGTCTTCATCGAACTTCATACCTAAGTATTTCAGACCGTCTTTATAAGTTTTTTCCCAATCTTCTCTTGAAGATTTATCTACTTCTATACCAGCTATTAGATCAGAAGCTATTTTGTTAAGTTCTGATTCTTCTATTGATTCTGCTAGATTGTCGTCAAAGCCACCAACTCTTGTTTCTTCAACTTCTTCACCTAAGATAGCGCTACCATCTTCCATCATAGTGAAACCTTCTTCGTCAGGAGATTGCACTAATTCAACATTTTCTAAAAACTCTTGTTCTTCAGGAGTGTTAGCTACTATTGGTGTGCCGTCTTGTCTTTCTATCATTAATGTACTTGTTGTGTGTTCATGTCGGCTATATCCAATAAAGGAAACATTTCGCCAACTAGTGTTAATTTTAGTTCTTTTGCCTGTATATTAGCAACCTCTAGTGAAGATGCCATTATGATTGGGCCATCTTTAAGTCGGCCATCCACCTCATACTCTGTCAAATAGAACTGAATCATATTAATAATATACCCTCTTTATTGGTGCTTTGTCTTCATCTTCGTAGTCTGTTCCTAGTGAAACTAAACCACCTTCACGAAAACGCATCAAGGCTTGAGTCATTGTATCACAGAGGTCATCATGTGCAGAGAAAGGAAATGAAGCGCACTCTTCAATCATATCATCAGCGAATTGTTTCTTTGGTGCCCAGACTAAACCTGATTCAAAGATGGGGGCTACGGCATGCATACGAGAATGTTTGTCGTGACCACGT